GACAGAAGACCACCAGGTGGTGGTGGTCCTCCTAAACCTCCGGGTGGTGGTGGTCCTAAACCTCCTGGAAAGAATGGTGGTGGTAAACTACCCATCATTCCAGTTGTCAGTGCAACAGCTTTTACTGTCGCACATCATCATGCAGATGAGGCTCTGGTTCGCGCGAGACATGTCGTTGCGAAGCAACATGATGAATTTAGGGAGTATGTTCTTGGTCACTTCCTGTCCTTTAAGTACAAAGACTCAACTGTTGACAGTGCTTTGGCCAACATTTTCAAATGGAAGCACATGTTGAAGTCTGACATTACTGTGAGAGAAGCTGCAGCAATCATTTATGATGTGTATTCTCGTCGTGAGTGTCGTTTGTCTTATTGGCAAAGAATGAAAGGATTGTTCTATGATTGGTGTTACAACATCTATGACTCGAAGGCTTTTAAGTACTTTGTCACTGGTGTTATTGGAAGCGCTGCGTTGTACTCAATGTACTTTATGAGGTCAGCACGCAATCGGAGGTTAACTCTTGCGTCCGCAGCATTAGGTGTCACGGCTTTCAATTATTATCATCGACGCAATTCTATCAAAGTTACCAAGATTGCATCCATACAGACGTACTGTACTCGTGTAGATGTTCTCAAGGATCATGTGTTGGATGTAGGTGCTGAGTTGACTCCACCTCCCAATTACACCAACACTAGATGCAAGGTCAAAATGCTACCTATTGGGTTTACGATTGGATTGCCATATATTTGGATCCCATCGTCGTGCATTCACAATGAAGCAAATTCTTTGATCACCAGGCAACTTCAACCTAGGGTTCCTTTTTCGGTTGCTGGCGATTATGCAATGGATGTTGCTTGTGATGCACTTATGGCATTTTTGGGTATTTGCACTATTAACACTCCTCGATATGATTGGATGAGAGTGTTTCTTGAGAAGTATTCACTGGCAAGACGTCAACAGATTCTGTCAACCATGAACAAAAACATGATTGCTGATGTCCGTGTTAAAGGTTTTCCCAAAGTGGAAGTTATGGTGGGTAAACCTTGTTCAAAACGGAAGGTCAGGTTTGTGTCAGGGTTTGATGATGGTTATTTAGCTGAAACAGGTCCCGAGTACTACTTGTGGCAGAAGTCCGTTTGTAAAATGTACTGGGGTTCAGCAATTTCACGGAATCAACAGAAGTTTTTGTACACTGGTGGGTTGCAAGGTGATGAGATTGGTGAGTGGTTTGATCGACTTAAGGACAAAGGTTACACATTTTTGTTATTGGATTTTTCTAAGTTTGATTCCAGAAACAAAACAGAGGTGATGACACGATTGTATCGCATCTATAAGAAACATTTGTCCACAGAGTTGTATCATTGGTTGGAACAAACGTTCCACAAATTTGGGAAGACATCACAAGGTATCAAGTTTTCCGTTGAAGCTACAGTAGCATCCGGACGCATTGACACCAGTCTAGGTAATACCTGGATAGTGTTCATGTTGGCATATGCAATCATGTATTTACTTGATCCTAAATATCTTCCTGATTTGTTCATTTCCGCTCTGGGTGATGACAATAATATTGCCGTTCCCAATTTTCATCACACAATTGAAGATGTTCAACGTGTTTCAAATCATCTAGGACATGAAGCTGATGGTTTGATTATTACACCATTGGAATATCATGCCATCGAGTATTGTTCTCAAAGGTTATGGCAAATACAGCCTACAAGGTCTGTATTAGGTCCTAAATTGGGACGCATGTTGTCTAAGACATTCGTGTGTCACAAAACTGTGCCTGCTGACCGTCTGATTGAACATATCTCTGGTGTGATGTTAGGATTTCGTTGTTACAGGTTTTTACCTGTGTTTAGAGCATTTTACCAGCGTTGGTTTGAATTGCACCAAGGTCCCGCTAAGCGTTACTATGGTGAGGACAATCCACATACTATTCAGCTCAAAACCGAATATCCTGTTGACCATGGGTTGATACATCACCAATTCTTTGAAGTTTATGGATTTGACCCCACAGATCTTGAAAAAGATATTTTAGAACTTGATTTAACTGTTGGAATGGCTTTCACTCATCCACAGTTCAACATTATGTTGCAAGTTGATGGGGTCTCCTATGACTATGAAAAAGAGGATTATGCACACTATCTCACAATGGTGAGTGGTACCGCAGAAACTCTGAATTGGTAGCCACATTGTGGCAACGTGGCGGCCGACACGTTAAACGGTACCAGAGTTCACTGAAACAACCGGTGGTTACGTGAGAACCATATTTCACTGTAAGACTAAGTCCAATGCAGTGTGATATTCCGTGTGAAACAGATCCGATTGAGTGGTAATATCGTTTTTGAGATGGAATATTCAAAGTGCCAGAGTTCTTTAACTCTATTCCTGATTGTTCGGGCACTAAATAATAGGATAACTGGAGACCACAAACCAGTTCACACTCAGATCATGTGTGAGTTGTCTAATTTGATCTAACAAACGAAATTCCCGTTCCCGTAGAAGAAATCTAGTTGTTGCTGTAAGAAATACACGTGTTATGCAGGCACGTGTTAATCCTGGTCCGGCACGACAGAGGCGTCGTAGACGCAATAGACCACAATCGCTTACTGCACATCCTGCCTGTTTAGGACGCATAAATCCATTTTTGTCAGAAGTTGCTGGTGTTCGTTCACCTGATGATTTTGGATACCCTTCAGGTACAGCAGTTCTTAGGAATGCTTTCACGCAGACCGCCCTCACAGGTGGCGTCGGAGCCGGCGCCGTCTTGCCTTTTGTTAATAATTATTTGTTTGGACCTGCCAGTATCACGTCAGGTGTCATCACATGGACAGGTGGAAACCCGAATGTGATGGCCCAATCTGGTCCACTCAATAATATTGCATCTGCTGCAAGATTTGTTACGTGGGGAGCGAGATTCACGACCGAAAGTTCCTTAACTGCTACAACTGGCCATATTTGGGTGTGTCATGTACCCATCAATCTTACCGCCAATACGCCTTTCTTTGATTTTCCCGTTTCTGAAGCTCAGTTTGCCTCCATGCCGTTGGCTGAGAAGTATTCACTCGTTGAGTTGGCTGAACGCCCATTAATTGTACCTGCCCGTGCATTTGATGATGGCATCTACCGATTCCGTACTGTTTCTTCTAATGAAGCCACGGCTACAGGAGTAGGACTTGAGTCGACAGTTGGATGGTGTGCCATTGTTTATATGCTAGTCGGGGTGCCGACGGCTCTTCCTGTTATAAACATTGAAGCTATACACCACTTGGAATATTTGCAAGATGGATCTACTCTTTACAATTTCTTAGACATGTTACCCGGAGATTACGAACCCATTGTGATGGAAAAATGTTCAAGAGTAGACGCTGCTAAACCTGTGGCAGTCATTGAGACCGCAATAGATACCGTTGAGAAAGCAACCGCATCAGTTGAGAGCTTCCTGCTCAAGGGAGCTCGTATCGCTGCTGCTGGTTATCGTGCTTTTTCCGCAGTGTCTGCGTTGACTCGTGGCTACCGGTCAGTTACTGCAGCCCCAAATGTTCCAATGTTGGAATACAAGAACGACTACTACTAATACATGATGCTAGCACATGCTATGTGCTCTGTAGCTCTACAGATACCTTGAGTAATTGGCTTAACCATTAGAATTGGAAGCCTCGTATCCACCTTCCTGGCCAAGTCGGGAAGA